TTGTTAACAAGCCACATAGTTGAAGCATTGTTATTATGTAATGTTGCAACAGCACAAGTTAACGCAGCTCCACCACCTGAACCTAATAAGTTATCAGGAATAGATAGTGTATCTCCTACTGCAAAGTAACAACCGCCATGTGATGGTGTTACTGTAATTGCTGATGAACCATCAATAACAACATTAACTCTTAAACCTACACCTGTACCACTTGTTGCTGTAGCAAGAACATTTGAATATGTTCCTGGTGTTCTTGAAGCGTCATTGGCACCTACTGTACCAATTGTAGAAACTGAAGTAGCAGAACCAGTTGCTGGTTCTACTTTTGTACCTCTTAATGAGTCACCAAAAATTGTTACATTTGGTGGAACTCTAATAGGGAAAGTTTCTTCAAAAGTACCTGCCTGAATGTGAATTGTATCACCGCCGGCAACTGTTTCAACTGAAAATGTGATATCTGCTGTAGAGTTACCAACATTTGCTTTTGCAATTGTAGCAGTATTTCCTTCGGTCCAACCTGAACCGTTATTAATAATGTTAATCGTAGGTGTAGATGAACCATCTGTAATGACATCAACTACTGTACCTGAACTTGAACCACCTGTTACTGCAACATTTCTAAATGTTCCTGGTGTTCCGCCTGTACCACCTGCTATACCTGATACTAGAGAAATACCATTTGAACCTGCAAGTTGACAAGCCTTTTTAATTGTTTTTAAAGGTAAAGTTTCTGTTCCTGGATTTGTGTCTAATCCTTCTGGAGAAACATGTAAAGCATTACCTGAACTTTCGTTGTAATATTCTAATCCGTTTCCAGCAGAGTTAACTCTTAATCTATCACCTGCTCTACCGATTGGTAATCTTTCAGGACTAGTTGCGCCTCTTTGTACGAGGTCACCTTGTGTAGTGAATACACCTGATGGTGCACCTACAACATAAAGTGCCCATTGAGTATTATCTACACCGTCAGTAGGTGCTTGACCTGCTGTTGTATCTAATTTTGCTCTGTAAGTAGAGTTTGAAGAAACTACTGTTTGACCAATTTTGTAAGCAGTACCTGAACTGTATGTTCCTTGATGAGAAACACCTTCGACTAATAAATCTGCTTTAGATGTATCGGTTGGTTTTGTACCTGCAGCTGAACTTACTTTATATACATATGTGTTACCACCGTATTGTACAACTTCACCAGTTTTGTAAGCAGTACCGGACGCCCATGTTCCTTGCATACTGTAACCAGTTGTAATTACTTCCCAATCATCACCTGAATCTATAGGAGTTTGACCAATGTTATTTCTTTCTGCAACATACTGATAACCACCGTAAGTTACAATATCACCTTGTTGGTATTGTGTGCCGACTGCCCATGAATCCTCGAATTCAAGACCTGGTAAAAATACCGAAAATTTAGTTGTATCTAAAACTGCTGAAGTTGATAAGTGAGCCGTTGTACATACCCATAATGTTGGTCCGTACTTAACGATATCATCTACTTTATAATAAGTTGCGTCTGCGTGGTCAGTTTTGTATTCAACACCACCAACCATTTTTTGCCATTTTGTCGGGTTGGCTGATAAATCTGTTTCGAATAATGCTGAAGAAGTATGATTTGCTAGTGCTATAAAAGCATTACCACCATATCTTACGACATCATCAGCAATGTAAGCAGTTGTTCCTGCCCAAGAGCCTTTCCATACAAATTTAATTCTCCCTAATACGAAATCTGCCATTTGTTATCCTATGTTGTATAGTTCCTTGTGTTTCCTGTTGCACCTGAATTATATGTAAATGCTTCAAAGTATCTAGCTACTAGAAATCCGTCTGCGTTCATATAATATGTCAACTTATTATTGTCAAAACGAACACCATCATACGCTCTTGAGCCTGGTGTTCTACCATCAGCTAATTCTGTTCCTTGGTTTGATATCAATGTTCTATTATACTGGTTTGCGTCACCACTATTAGCGTCATCAACACCATTGTATGGCGTACCGTAATCTGCCAAATTAACCGACACATTAGGATCCGACATAAAAGCCTTTGTGTAAGTTAATATGCCTTCATCTACTTGACCATCATTAGCAAATGTTCGTCTTTCAACTTTTAGACCATGAAAGGCAGATTGGGCACTACTAAAAATACCATTTTCTGTTTTCTTGTCTACCAAATATGCCATAAACTTACTCCTTAATACTATTTATAATACTTTTATTATGTAACTTCTAAAATAGCCACATATGCTTCCATCGCTGGTTGAGAAGAATCGGAGTTTAATTCACCGACAACTCTTACGATATCGTTAGATTCTAAATTAAGTGGTTTATCAAGAATTAAAGTGTTTTCCGGTTCTATCTGTACAGACTTTGCTACATGATAAAATGTAGAACCACCGTCTGTAGTAATTTTGACATCAACATTACCATAGTTTGTAGCACTTTTATTTGAAATGTACAAAGCATGAATAACTGCCTGACCATTACTCGGTGCTGTATATAAGTTAGCAGCCGAAGTGTCAGTTGTTACAACTGTCATACCTGCGTTTTTAAATGCACTTGCCATATTTTCTAACTTCCAAATACGATAGCATATGCAAGGGCGTCACCCTCACCAACAAGTACATCACCTGTTGTTGTGCCATCTACTGTTAAATTTCCTGTTGTAATTACAGTACCAGTTACATTGGGTAAAGTAATTGTTCTATCTTGTGTTGGTTCTTGAGCCGTTAAAGATGTTTCATATGCGTTTGCTAAGAAACCTTCAAAAACTAAATTTGCACCATCTAAAATAATATCTGCATTTGTAGTCGCACCGTTTGTTACTACTGTTTGTAGATTAACGGAACCAGCACCACCTACTTCTTTAACAACATTACCAGTGGTTTTAGTATAAAACTTACCATCTGTAACATTCATGGCCAACTCGCCAACGGCTAATACATTGGCAGCTGGTACACTTAATGCCGTTTCACTTCTTTTTGGTTTAATTACCGTTGACATTATTTGCTATGTTTTCTAATATGTTTAATAAGTTTATCTTTTGTAAGTCTTTTGTCTAACTCAATACCAATTTTTCTACCAAGTTTTTCTAACTCAGCTTTGGTTAAAGTTTTTAAGTGTTTTAAATCTGTGTTAATTTCTTGTTCTTTAGTTAATACTAAAGGGTAGTCTAAATTAAAAAGACTTTTAAATTTTTTCCATAATTTCATTAGAATGAACCTCCATCAACTGTCACAATTGCCACATCACCTGATGTAACTGAAAAATTAGAACTTGTAAATTTAGCAACACCGATATTTGATGTACTTGCTAATTCACCTGCGATTGTCAAAGTATTACCAGAAGCACTTGTATTTAAACCTTCGCCTGCTAAAAACTCCATCGGGTTACCAATTTGAACTTGACCTTGTGTAGAGCCTTCGTCTGTAAATACAAAGTTTTCCATCTTCGCACCATCAATACTACCTGCTAACATAGCGTTTGTAATACCTAATGCTTTAACTCTTAATGCGTCTGCGTTAACTTCAATAGATGAGTTATCTGTTGCAACATCAAGTCTGTTACCTGCTTTAACGATTGCGTCACCAGCGTCAATTTGACCAGCACCAGAGAATTGTGATACAGGTAATTCTGTTGTACCTAATGTCGGTTGTCCGACATGGGTAAATACAAAACCGTTTCCGCCATTTGCTGTTCCTGATTCTACGAATACGAATGAACCACCAGTAAGCTCGCTAGGTTCGTCAATGTCTGTTACCCTTGTTAGTACCCAATTTGTTGAACCTGAACCGATTTGTGTAACAGAATAAACACCGTTTCTTTCTCTGTTACCTACTGTTTCATCCTTAACTAAAACTCTGTCGCCACCTGCAAGTGTAATACCGTCAAGGACTAAAGCTGCTTGTGTACCTGAATTTGTTAATGTTGCACCAACACCTGCTGTACCATTAGAGTATGTAGCAGTTAAGTTTACAGTTGTAGCAACTAAAGCTGAGTCTTTAACATCTAAACCTGTTGCAACTTCATCAACATATGCTTTTGTTGTTAGTGAGTCTGAATCAAAACCTGCTCTGTCTTTGTAGGCAGATGGAACTTTAACAGTACCAGTACCATGAGGACTTAAAGTAATATCTGTATTGCCTGAAGTTGTTGAAAGTGTAGAACCATTAATTGTAATACTATCTACTACTAATGATGTTAAACCTGCAATGTCAGTTGTAGTTGCACCTAAAGTTAATGTAGAGGCACCTAATGTAGTTGTAGGATTTGCTAAGTTAGCATTTGTGATACCTGCACTACCTGATAAATTTGAATTTGTTAATGATGTTGCATTGATAGCTACATTATTATCTGTAACTACTGTTGCCATACCTGCACCACCAGAGAATGTTAATGTTTCGGCAGTATTGTATGTGTCTGTTCCTGTGTCACCTGCTAAATCAATAAACTGATTAACAGTTGCGAAATCTAAATTACCTGAACCATCTGTTTTTAGGAATTGTCCTGCTGAACCATCTCCGTCTGGCAATACGAAAGTAGTTGTAGCGGCTACATTGTTTGGAGCTTTTAAACCTATAAAGTTAGAACCGTTATTTGTTCCTTCATTTAATTTTACTTGACCACCTACTGTAGCACTATTACCAATAATCATTTGGTCAATTGCTAAGTTAGTGTCTGCTATGATTGCTGAACTACCTGTTAATGTACCAGCAACATGGTCTAACATGTCAGTAAAATACTGACCACCAATTACTGAAATATTATTAGCGTCACCTGAACCGTCAACGCCACCCTCTCCCACAAATAATCTATCTCCTAAATTACCTTGTGTTCCTGTTCCATAAGTATAACCTAATTCACCTAGTTTCAGCGTACTTGGGGCAGTAGTACCTGAACTTCTTTTTATCTGAATTACTGTTGCCATCTATAACTCCTAAAATGCTCCTGCGTTTAAAGTCAATGTGCCTGTCGTTGTAACAATTTCATTTCTAGCTACAAACTTTGCGTCACTTGACCTATATTGTAAAATTGCGCCGTCTTCTAATGAAGAAGTGTCCACATCTCCCAATTGTTTTAATTGAAGAGAACTATTTTGTGCCGCTTGAGCAGAGGGCAAGGCAACGGATACTTGTTGTGGTCCTTGTGATGTATTTACATTAATCTTTGCTGTAATATCAGGCATAATTTCTCTCCTTGGGTATATTTATAACAAAAAAGAGTTGTATTAGATAGATACTTGTGGTCTAACTGTAATAACACCCTCAATAACTCTTGTTATTGTACTAGATGAGGTCTGTAATATCTCTAAATCGTAAACATATCTACCATCTTCTAGTTGTGCTGTTTCATCAGCACTTAAAGCCATAGTAATTACACCTGAAGTAGCGTCAGCGGCTACTGTACAGGTAATAACTGTTCGTGTTCTTGTTGATGAATAACCTTTGGCCATTCTAGCTAATGCTGTATAACCAGTTAAATCAAATGGATTACCATTAGCGTCTTTTACTGTGACATCCGAACTGAATGTCGTTCCTTGGTCTATTGTTAGGTTAGCTATAGCTGCCATCTATTTCTCTTCCGGTACTTCTTTTTTTACTAAAACTGCAATCTTTTTGTTATAATGTGTCGTTAACACATCAATTTTCTCTAGCTCGATTGTGTGTCGTACTTTAGAGGCCTGAATTTCTTGTCTTACGATTAAATAATTTTGTAATTCTGGACTCAATTTTGCGACATCAAATTCTTTGCCATCAATTAATACTGTATTCATAATTTTCTCCTATATACAATACTATTTATACACCTAAATAATATAGAATAGGAGAATTAAATGATATCAATTAAATTAATGTACAGAAATATTGCCAATCCTGATAAGATATATGAAGATGTAGCAGATTTTTTTGAGAATTCTAATGCCGGCGTAGATGATATAGAAGCCTTGAAAAGTCATATTGCTAATGACCAGAAATACCAGTATTCAAAAGAAGCGACTTTATTAGAAGATATGAAAACTGTTATAATGACCAGAGATTTTGAAACTGAAGAATTAGCAAATAAATGGCTTGAAGAAAGAGCTAAATTACCCACTATAGATAAAAACTTAAAAGAAGACCGTATGTTTCTTTGATGAAATATTGTAAAAAATATAATTTGTCATGGCCGAAAAGTGAGATTGTCAAGTCTTGTTTAGAGGCAGAATATCATAGAGGTGTTGACCGTCATGGTATACAATGGCCAGTAGATGAAGCACCGGTGCCTACAACCTCATGGAGTGAGGCATTAAGTAATATTACACAATCTCCAATAAGCAGTATGAAATTTTCCAAAGTACATTATGGTGGTCTACCTGTTCATAGAGACCATAGTAAATTATGTTCATTGAACTTTCCACTTGTAGGTGATTTTAGTAATAGCTCAATAATATTTGTTGACGATTTTAATGAACCTCTTGAAGAATATGACGGTGAAGAAGTTTACCTAATAAATACCAGACAACTTCATGGTGTTAAAAATAAAACAGATAAAGATAGAATTACACTTACCATAGGATTTGATAGACCATTTGATACCATCAAAAGGACGCTTGACATTACAGTCAAAAAACTATATAATACGACTTACTAAATATGAATATTCATTATTAAAGGAGAACTGAATGAAAAAATATATAATCGCATGTATGATGTTTCTATTTGCAAATACATCATATGCAGGAAATACTACTGTAGTAAATGCTGGTAGTGATTCAGGTGCTTTTCACCAAATGTTAACAATGATTTCTGAAAAATTAGATAACACTAGTTATGTTCAGGCAAATAATCCAGTTGTAGCAGGTAAACACTTTGACAAAGGTAATGTACTTACTGTATGGTCAACAGAATGGCCAGGAGATTCATCTCTTCCGTCTGTTACTATGGATGAAAATACCATCATTGGTGTTACAGCATACGAAACAATACTTTGTAGTCGTACATACAATTCACTATCAGATATGAGTGGTGAAAGTCTTAAAATTGCAACATGGGGTAAATCACCTGCTGTTGAGAAATTTTTAAGTGACTTAGCTAAATCAAATAACTTTGATTTTGAAATTGTACCATATGACGGTAGTGGTGCTACTACTAGAGGTTATCTAGGTAAAGACGCCGATACAATCTTTACAATTCAAACTAAGCAGGCTAAAGTAGAAGCTGACGGAAATTGTTTTGCGTTTAGCTCTAAAGGTGATTTAGACTTTGCATTTGTTGATGTTATCGTAACTGTAAATGCTGAAAACGGAACTGTTGAAGAGTTAAGAAATGTCTTAACAGATTTATCAACATCTGAAGCATGGCAAACAGCCTTTGCTGGTTCAGCAATTTATGTATTGAATGATAACAATGCTACTTCACTTGTAAATAAAGTTGAAGCTGCTGTTGCTTTAAATAGCAACTAAAAATACTCAATACAATTTTGTAACTCGGTGTTAACGAACTGATACTTTCTTTGCATTTCAGCTTCGTTAACTCCGGTTATTAAAAAAGAAATTCTAGGTACCTTTTCAATAGTAATATGTGTAAACTCTGGTATAGTTTCGCCTGGTCTTAATCTATCATTATTAGTCTTACAAAAATAACTTTTTAAGTGTCTAATATCTTTTACAGATTTTATTTTACCTGGTTTTAATTTAGAGGCGACCCAATATATCTGTCTATCATACGAAACTGGTTCATCATTTAATAT